GGGAGGAAGGATGCTCTACCAGCACCACCATTACCAGTAATATCAGTGTTATAAGCGCCGACAATAGAATAAGTAGGAGATATATCAACTTCCTTACCAAAATACGGATTACTGTTAATAGATCCACTATCACCGCTTTTAGTTAATGTATGTAAAAGGTTTCCTGTAGAAGTACTAAAAATATAAGCCTTACCCTCATAGCTATTTTCTGCCCAAGCCCCAACAATAGCATATCCATTTGTGATTGCCACTGAATCTCCAAAATAATCCTGGCCACCACTTGAATCTGGGTCAGGATTGACCAAAGTAAAGAGTAAAGCGCCTGACGATGGATTGTAGATATAAGCTTTGTTTGCACCTGTTAGTCTTGAACCTACAATTGCAAATTGTTCGCATATACCTACACTGTAACCAAAATATGATGCAAAACTACTTCCTGCCGGATTAGTTAAAGTAAAGAGTAAAGCACCTGTCGATGCATTATAAATTTTTGCTTGACCGGCTCTTACTTGCCCCGGGGCAACTCGCCAATATGGTGATCCCCCGATTGCATAACTATCGCTAACACTAACAGCCCAACCTATCCTTGCATCATCTGTAGTACCAATTATAGACTGAGACAATGTTTGTGGTACAGATTGAAATGACAATGTGAATGCGGATGGATAACTAACTGCTGAATTTACGCCATCTGTTACACTAAATGTTAAAGTAAATGTCGTAGCATTACTTGCATGGGGAGTAACAGTAAATACATTATTGGCGTTTGCAACAGTTGTTCCGTTTAATGAGCCAGCTGTTACGCTTGATGACCAAGTTAAAGTTTGACCTTCCGGATCCGTAGCAACTGCAGTAATAGTTGTGGCTGTTCCGTCAGATGCTAAATCATATGTTGAATTTACACCGGTAATAGAAGAAGGTGAAGCATTTGTTACTTCAGCAACTAGATACCAACCTACACCATTCCATATATACAATTTATTTGTTGCTTTAACAAATGCAGTATTTCCCTTGCTTGTAGAAGTTGCTGGTAAAGTCGCAAGAGTTTCATAAACTCTTATGTTAGATTTCTGTGGTTCATCAGCTTCTGCAGCAGATAAAGGTGCTGGTTCAAATGTGGGAATCATATTTGCATATCGGCTTTCAGAATATTTTGCCATGATTTATCCCTTGCATTATTTAATAATCAACATTCGGCCCGAAGTAGCGCCACCCGCGAATCTCTCTGATCCGAGTACAACGACTCCGGGTCCTTGCGCGAACATATCCCCCCGCATATTGAGAAGACTAAATGTATAACCAAAATAGTCACTGGCGGTGGAGCCAGCTAGCGGCCAACCGGTAGGAGTGTAAGCGGCTCCTGTTGCAATATTGTAGATTGAGACTAATCCCGCCTGGGAGTTGTGAAATCCATCTCCTATAAAAACGTGCGAGCCTGTCAAAGCCAGTGCATAAACATTAGCTGCTTGCGTGTTAGAAATCCTACTAACGATTGCATTTGTCGATGCATTTATAATAACACAAGTTGGGTCATTAGTGCCGCCGCTGTTTTTACTCTCGGCAAGCGCGATGTGTGTACCATCAAACGCAATTTCTCGGCCGAGTTGGCTACTATTGGCTAGCCCTTGAATAGGCCATACGCCATCAGTAATTTCGGCTCCTGTCGAGAGTGAATATCTATGTACGCGCCCGGTGCTGTTTGAATAAGTGTAGTTACTGATAATCGCAACATCGCCGTGGACCCTGATGCGCTGACCAAATGTGTCTGAGCCACCGTTGGGTACATTCGTTCCTTGAGACCATACGCGGATCAAATCGCCGCGCGAGTGGCTGCCAAAATCATTGGTAGCGTAGACTTCGACCTCCGAATTTTCGTGGTCAGAAATCAATAAATAGTTGCCACTGATGGCAATACTTCGACCCCATTTATCGGTCGTTGAGGCCATTGAGGATTGTTTCGTAAATAAAACACTGCTGCTCGATAAATTGTACACATTAACTTTGTTAAGAGTAGTTGTGTTTGGTAAGCTCGAAACAGCAAGCATTGTGTCGCTCATAGCTACCGCACCGCCAAAATACATATCTGCGGGTGCGGTAGATAGCGGGTTAAATCCGCTGACAGCTGTCCCATCGCTGACGTTGTACATATAGACCGCGCCATTGTGAGATGAAGTTCCGGCATACTTAGGCTTTTCTGAAGCACCTGCGGCTGCGTATGTGCCATTTGTGCAGCAGGCCATCCCAAATCTATCGCCGGCGGTTCCACTACCTGTTTTGGTGAAAGCAGTGCTGAAAGCAAAGAAACTCAATGTAAATGCACTTACTGTACTTACACTTCCATTTACGCCATCAGTGACATTAAATGTTAAACTAAAAGTTCCAGCATTTGCTTCTACCGCTGAAGGTGTAATCGTAAATACGTTGGCTGCTTGTGCAACATCTGCAGTAATATCAGCAGAAGTAACTGTTATGGTCCCAACCATTGCATTGTGATTTCCACACTGATAGTAATAAGTTCCAGTAGTGTTAGGAGTCCAACTTACAACACCGCTAACTGCGCCTTGTCCAGTTGCAGCAGGACTACTTACGTTTGATCCACCATTTGAGTCTCTAATAAAAAATGGATGTCCTGATGCGTTTACAGTGAAGTTTACGGTTTGTCCAACTTTAATAGCAACATTAGCATTATTACCAGTGACACCACCACTTAATGTGTATGCACTTGCTCCTGAGGCTGCTACACCTACTGCAAGTGTTGTGGCCGCTACGGTTAATGATCCGGCTGATACTACATAGGACCAAGTCAGGTCAAGTCCTTCCGGGTCAGTGGATACTGCAGTAATAACTGTTGCAGTTCCATCTGATGCTAATGCATATGTCGAACCCACGCCAGTAATATCAGTTGGAGCTGCATTAGTAACAGTAGCAATTAAGTACCAACCAACACCACTCCAAATATATAATTTATTTGTTGCTATAACAAAAGCAGTATTTCCAGGTGTAGTACCAGCAGATGGTAAATCAGCAAATGTCGCATATGAATAAGATCCTGGTGCTGAACTGGCACTTTTTGGAAAGCTAGCTGATTCAGTTGCGTATCTTTTTCTCGAATAACTTCCCATTTAAATCACCTTATTTAAATATCCATTTCTTTTTGTCTATTATCTTTATTAGTATGCTTTAAATTTTTAACTGCATCGTTACCTTCTGGAGTTAAAATTGATAATGCTTTTTTATGATATGCTGCATGGGTGGCAACATCAACTTTGTCGTAAGCAGCTGTCTTATGAAATTTAGTTTTACTCTTTTGACCTTTTGGAAGCCCAGCTTCAGCTTTAGTCTGGCTATCAATCATTTGATTATGAGCATGATGTGCTGCTTGAACTTTTTTAACCAATTTATGCAAAGTAGGTTTGTGCGTTGGACCGGCATAGTCAGCTGTTCTTTCTTCTTCATGATGTGGATGATCTTCATGTGTATGATCATATCCTAGTTTTGCATCATTAATATGTGTTTCAGCAGGATTCTTTTGTTCAGCTTTTTTATGCTTTTCCATTTCTTCATAATGGTGATCTTCAGCCCCATTGCCATAATGATGTTCATGATAATGACCGACGTGCGAAGATGTATATTCTTTTTCTTTGTGACTTTTCATATGAGCGCCCGCAGCATCGTGAGCATCATGATGGAGTTTTAAAGTATGTTCAGCATGAGCTATTCTGTCTTTTGCTTCTGGGGCATGTGCTTTAAGTTTTCCTATATGCTTTTTAATGGTATTCACACGTTCTTCAGCCTCACTAGTACCATGAACAGCTCTACGATCTTTATTTTCTTTATCAAGGCTATTTTCTCTAGCAATAACGCGAGAAGGAGCCATGTTGCGAGAATGATCTTGTGCCTCGTCATGTGATTTTAGGGTGTTTCCAGCGCCATCTACCCAATCACCTTTAGGATGGGGGGCCAATCTACCTGTATTATTAGGATTATGAGGAGCAGTAGTATCAAAGAATGATCCATGTTTACCCGCAGGGCGCTGGGCGTTTGGATTGGGGGTATCACCTTTTTTGGTAATATTATAACCTGTCGAAGTACCTTTTAACTTAGATAATTGTTGAGCGGCCTTTTCTTTATTTTGACCAAGCTTTGCTTTTGCAGATGAAACCGCATCATCTTGGGCTTTGGCTCTATTAGCTATATCCTTCATTTTAGCAGCATGCTTTTCAGGGTCATTTTTAAATGCTGTCACTGCAGCATCTTTTGCCCTTTTAAGTTTTCCAAGCAAACCTTTTTCGTTGAGCTGCTTCTGATGTTGAATATCTTCGTTCATCTGTTTAAAAGTTTTCATGTCTACCCCATTCGATAATTTACTAAGCCATTTTACTATATTTATACAAATAAAAAAAGGAACAAAACTAATTGCTCCTTTTTCTATACTATTTCTTGTAAGGAATTAGGCTACCATATCCTCTAATTCATATATCTTCTGATCTAAATATACTTTTTTTGATTCAAGTTTCTTAGCTAAAGAATGGTTACCCTTTTGTTTTATTTCCTCTACATAAGCTTTGAGCTCAGTAGAATCTTTTTGTAATTTTGCTATTTGATTGTTATGTAAAACCATTTTAGTACTCCTAAAAAAAAGACAGACTCTTCCAAAGAAGGCCTGTCTAATAAATCTAATTATAAGTATATTCTCCAACCATTATATATTTATTTCTGTATCAAATCTGGAAATGCTTCTTTTACTACTGCTTTAGTAACTCCTTTAATTGGGATTTTATTAATCATATCGATCACTAGCTCTGACTCTGGAGGTGGAACAGACTCAAGCAAAGTAATAAAAAGTTGTTCTCTTCTGATTTTTCGCATAGCGTCACCTGATTGTCCTTGAACAAAGGTAATAAATTCTTTATGCTTTTTAAGCAAATTAGATGGAGCATTATATCCCTGGTTTTCTTTATATGGCGGTCGGCCATTAGGAATATTCCATTTAACGCTTTCGTCGTATGTTCCTCTAAGAATATCTTTTAGAGCCCATGTTTCGCTATTTTGTAGTATTTTAACTTTTTGTTTTTTTGATCTGGCCTTTGAGACCTCATTAATTACATCACTTATCATTATTATATAAACTCCTGTACGCTTTCAACTAACATTCTGCATCTTTTAGATACTAAATATGGGAAGACTTTAGATTTGTTCAACCCTTGATCTTGTTCTACATATGTATTTATAATTTCTTCTTTAATGTTTTGTGGACATTCCGAACTTTCTGTCAAATCTATCATTTTTTTATTACGAAGATAATTGCGATAGATATCATCACCTAATGCTTTTGGATCTTCTAGAAGCGATGCTTTTTTCTTAGCTGATAGCGTTCCTTGACGTCGACCTTCTATAAAAACTTTATCATCAGATAGAACATTTGGTACACCGTCAGTTCCGCATCCAGTGAGGATATGTTGCTCTAAGCATAAGCGTGGGTTCGGCTCATCTAAAAACTTTTTTGTTGCCGGTGAATATTGTCTAACATTGCTATACTTTTGCAACTGTTTAAAGTCTTTATCAGATGATACAATCATCACTTCTTCATGATTACCAAACTCTTGAGTATACTTAACAATTTCAGCAATCGAGTCATCTGCTTCACATCCCCACTGATGAATTACCTTATATGGAAAATGTTCTTTCAATTCATCACGAACTAGGTTAATACATCTAAATGCTTCATCCCAATCAATTTTAGATTTCTTACGAGCTTCTTTACGCTTACCTTTATACTCAGGAAAAACTTCCTTACGCCAGTTACCACCGGCGTCTGCCACAATTACTATTTCACCATACTTGTCTTTAAACTTTTGACGATACATACGAATACTATTTAGTATCATATGGCGAATTAAGTTTTCATCAGCGTTGGCTAGTCCCATCGCAACTGGTGCGATGGAAATACCTGAGAAGTCAATTAAAATCATCTAAGATTCCTTTCATTATATAAACATTATAGCATAGTATTAATCAAATGTAAACCTTTATTCTGACAATTCCTGAATTAATTTTACGTCTACTTTACCTTCTTGCATAAGTCTTTGACGATTAGCAAGATGTCCAACTTCAACATCAGCTTTAGATTGTCCGTGATATGGAACAGCATGGCCTTCATCAATAAGGATCTCGGTACACATACGTCCATCTGGCGCAACAAAGTCACCGAGGACTCTACCAAACTTACCTTTCATATCTTCACCATCTTTATTAATTTCAGTCTTTAATATGCCTTTAGTTCCAAGAAGTTCTTGAAGTCTTGCTTTGGCCGCTTTACCAAAAACCTTTTCGACTTTATCGCTGGTACGAGATTCAGGTGTATCAATACCCATTACACGAACTCTTTCATCAGTTAATACAATACCAAATCCAAGATCGATGTCTACATCAACGGTATCGCCGTCAACTACTCTATTAATAGTACATTTATATTCGTACATTATTCTTTTCCTTTTACATGTTTTGAATGAATTTTACATCCAATGAATTCATTATAATATTCATCACTAAAAAGGACTTCACGCTCAATCTGCTCTTTTGTCTCATAATAGCTCATAAGACCTTTTGTCTTACATAGCTTTAGTATTTCTCTTTTAAATCTATTTTCTCCATCATTTTCTACAAGCAACTTAACTTCTTCATTTGAGCCATAATAACTCATCCAATCAGATTGTGCTTTTTTTATTCTTCGACGGGTTTTACCTTTTAAAGGTTTAAGTCTTCTTGTGGACCATAGTGTTTTTTTACCAATGTATTTTTTATTATTTGTTAAATCTGTTATACAGTAAACAAATCCAGCTAATTCATCAATACGAGAATCAGCTGGATTAAATTCTTTATTTTCAAATAGCCACAATATAGTATTTCCTTAATTATAAAATACTATTTATATAAATTAATCGTCATCCTCTGCATCTAATAGTTGAGCATTTATTTCATGTCCACAGCATGGGCAATATTCTGGCTCTTTGTCTTCTGTTGATACCTGTGATTCTGCGTCACAATAATCGCACTCGATATAGTAGTGTAACATATAGTCTTCCTTATGCTTCGCAACTTGCACAGTTCATAATATCACGAACTAATTCTTGGGCAGGATTTGCTGATCTTTGATAGTAAAATGTCTTAACGCCTAACTTCCATCCTTCAATAATTAGCGCATTAACATCCTTTGCCGAAACATCTGGATGAATTAAAATATTTAATGATTGCGATTGATCAATATATTTTTGTCTTCCACCAGCTTGTTGAACAATTGACAGTGGTGTAATCTCACTGAATGTTTTAAACACATCTTTTTCATTCTCATTAAGGAAATCTAAATGTTGAACAGATCCACCATGCTTAAGAATATCAACCCATATTTCTTCATTATTTTTACCATGATCGTGTAAGACTGCTTTAAGATGAGGATTACGGTATGTAAACTTTCCTTTAGCTAAATCCTTAGTAAAATAATTAGAAGCAAGTGGTTCAATA